CAGCATATGGTCGATCATATCCATGACTGACTGAAGCCCTTGATGCTCACCGACCATACGTTGATACGACTCCCAGTTAATCATGTTGCCTTGTGCCAAGGAAACTTGAATCTCTGTTTGACGAATTTTGACTCTATGAATTAACTGCTCTATCATTTTTGTTTCTTTACAGTGGACAGTCCTCCACTTGGCTTATTGGAAGTGCTGGCAGGCTTGCCCTTTGGTTGCAAGGACGTACCGTCTAGCTTTGCCCCCATTGCCAATCTCTTGTGCATTGGGACTAGTTCACTCATTTGTTCTTTATCAGACGTTGCCATTTGGAGCTCCTTGTGGTTGTTGTTCTACAGGCGGTTGTGCCTGCTCTTGAGCTTGAGCGATAGTCTTAATCGTCTCATGCGTCAACTTGGCGTTTTCAATCTCTATCTTGGTTTGATTGTCAACGGTATGCTTTGCCATATCTTGTTGCAGTTTAGTGTTAGCCAACTGCGCGTCAGACTGATCTTTAGTAGTCTTACGTTGCGTCTCAGCCATGCTAGTCTGTTGCACCACTTGTGCATCAGGTGGCAATGGAGGTGGTTTTGGCTGACTGCGTTGTTGAGCCAACTGTACAAGTTTCTCCAGCGATGGCTTGAACTGTGCAAACACTTGTCCTGTATCCATCATCACATGGGCACCAACGACTGTGTACAGTCTGTCAAGGTCTGGCGTGTAGTTGGGGTCATCGTAATTATTGACTGGCTTGCCTGTTGATTGCTCAACGTAACCATTGGAGCGGTTCAAGTACCACAGGGTCATATGTTGCTTGATGTGCTCGATCAGGTTATTGAGATAGCCGGGATCTGCAAATGGTGATTGCCCCAAGTATGGGTTCATTGCAAATTGCAAGTGATCCTGAATATGTGCAATGTGGTCTTGTTGCATATACGCATACGCACCTTGACCGATTAGCATTGCCGCATTCTCTTCCGCCGACGTTCTCTGCTCAGGCGATGGGGTGTTGACCATAATCTCATTGATGTTGGGCACCTTCATCTGCTTCAATATCCTAGAGAGCACCTTTTGCATATTGAACTGGTCAGGATGCTTCTCTGCTAGTTGCAATACGGCCTGTGACTGGGCCATACGCTGAGTCTCAGAGAAGATATGTGGGTCAGATACTGGCACTACGTCCGTATTCTTAGCAAAGTCCTCGCGTGTGATCTCCAAATCGACAATGATGTCCGACTTCTGCATATCGTCGAAGTACCAACGGTTCAGACGGCAAAGTATCTTCAGTACACGGCCTTGTGACTCATGTAGTCGTGCGTGGATCGACGAGTAGACCTGTGAGCCCTGCTCAATTAGAGCCTGTGTGGTGCCTACAGGAGCATTTGCACTGATGTCAGCTATCTTCTCCTCAGCCGAGGTCACTACGGAGCTTGTTGCCTTGTCTAGGAACCCTAGAAGCTCAAATAGAACTGGGCTTGGAGGATTAAATGGCATAGGCATGGCAATTTGCCTAATATCCTGTACCCCGGGCGCTCCTTCGATCTCAACAATCTGAGTAACGTCCACTTGCGCAGACTGTCCTGATATTTTTGCCCCTTTGAGCTTGAGCATAGTCGCCGCATTGTTGATATGTGCGGAATCTAGCAGTGCTCGCAAGCTACCAGTGAGTGCGGCAGACAATCCACCGATCAATTGTGGCAATCCAATGGCATAAGCGCCACGCCAAGGGATAAACTTGAACTCGACGATCCAATCTAGCTTGGTTCTGGTCTCGTCGGACTCTTCCCAGTTGCGATATAGGCCGACTACCTCGTTGTCAAGCTCATCAATCATCATGATGTAAGGAGCATTTTGACCTTTGGTCTTCTTATCGTCCTCTAGCTCCAGCCATGTGTAGATGTGGAACACTTTACGCAGGCCATCTTTGTTGTCTTCGTATTGTTTGCCCTCAATCTTGTTGTTGGCTTGTGCTACTTTGCCTTCTTCAAGTACTTGGGTGGGGGTCATGAAGTTAATATCACGATACATGCCAGAATCTATACGGCGCTTGAATTCGTATGTGGTTATCTCATGGATTTCAGCCGCTCTTTGCGCTGTATAGAAATTGGTTGCGGCAAACGGCAAGATTACTCGGTCGATTGGTAGGAACTCTACGCAAGGACGCTTCTTCTCTTCGTCAAACCACAGTTTAAAGTACTGGGAACCGCCCAATGGTAGCTGGGTAAGTAGCACTTCTTGCTCGTCACGGAACTCTTCGATCTGTTCGGTGATCTGCCAGTTAAGAAATCCAACCTTGCGCTCTGCAACTGCCATCTTCATATCGTCTTGCTTGCCGATAATCTTGGATTTGACAGGCCCATCTGGTGGGAACATCTCTTTTATGGCACGAGCGGCGAAGTCTACGCATCCTTCAGCCATAGCAGGGTGGACTACCTTAGATGCTCCCATGAATGTAGCGCCTCCGGGTGCGTCGTTACCCATACCAGTACGCTTAATGCCCTCTTCGTACTGCTTGTCTCTCAGTTCACGCGCCTGTTTGTCGCTCTCAAGCAAGTCAAGGTAGCGGAAGGTCAGCTCAGACAGCACTCCAACGTCGATTGTGTCGCATAGGTTGTCATAGAATTCAGGATTGAACTCAGGTCCGTCTTCCATTTCGATAATAGCAGAACCGTCCTCCTGCTCTTCCGAGCTGAACTCAGGCATATCAACAACAGCAGAGCCGTCTTCTTGTTCGTCAATGTTTATATCGTCTGCCATTATCTGTCCTCAGCATTTCTAAGTAAGTGTGGATGAAAGTCATGCTCATCTTCTACGCCAATACGATTGGCATGATGATGCTGGGCTACGAAACTACGTTCAGGGAACATACTGAAGTCGTCGTTGTATTCTTTGGGCAAGTTCACACTACCACCGTGAGCCTTTTTTTGAGGTCTTGTAACTTTAATCACTTGTGGCGCCACATATTCTTGACCAGCCGACATCTCTTGATGTAGTGGTGAGTCTACTTCATACTCGCCATTGTTTCTCTTGGCACGATCAACATGCTCTGGGCTGACATTATGAGTGAAGGATGAGTGATGTAGTACGTTGCTAGTAGACTCCGTGGGAGTTGTCATTAGGATCGCACCAGCATCTTTGCCGTTCTTAGTCTTATAGCGATTCTTGGGCAGGAAGTCATTGTCCTTGAACCTAGAGTCAGTAGGGATCATGTGCGGTGTGCCGTCTGCATTCTTACCAACCTGCACTAGACGTGGGTGCATGATGTGTTGCTTCTGGTAGTCGTAGCGCTTGTTCTCAAAGGTTATGTGACCATAGTGAGCTTTGTCTTCTGAGGTAGGCTCGCCCTTACCATTGTAGTGACCCTCTTCTCCCTCTTCGTGTTCTTCTGGTGATACTTCGTTGGCCTTGCGTCCAGCAGACCAGTACTTGGCGTACTTGATATGCTTCTCCATCTCTTTAGATAGTGGCGAGTTTCTCTTGACGTCAGTCACCATGTAAGAGTTCTTTGGTGGAGTTGCATCACCTTCGTCGTTCAGGAAGTCACGACCACTGGCATCAGTGGCGGCTATGGTTGACCTGATACGCTGGCGATCTCTTGCGATATTCTCTTTGACGCTTGAGCCGTGCTTGGTCTTAGGGCCTACATTAGAATGAGTAACGTGGTAGCCATTATCAGGGTCGTGGAGCTCGTTGGTCTTGCCGTATGAGTTGGCTATGATTGCTGGCTTGTCGTCAGCCTTGCGTTGCTTGTTCAGCCCCTTGATGACATGACGGGAAGATACGTCCGTCTCGTCTACTACGTTAGGACGGAACAGTGTGACTAGGTTCTTCTTGTCAGCGGCTTCTGCGGCCTTACGCAATGAGTGCGTGTGAGATAGGATCCAGTCACGGGTCATAGCTGGGTCATGCTTGGCTTGTGCATGACAGGCGCGACGGATGGCGGCATTTTTATATTGTGATTCAGCATTGGGTGCAAAACATGTTCCCTTGCTGGTATCAACGATACCGTTCTTGTCATGTCCACCACCGCATCCAACAGTCTGCCCGGGGCATGTATTCAATATGTGGTGCTCTGCCTCATCGCCATGCCCTGAAGTGTAAAGCGCATGCCCAGCCACTCCCTTGGATGCAAAGCCCTCATAAGCCCTGCCCTCTGAGTCGCGCTCATGTCTGACTGTGTCTAGCTTCTCGCTCTTATCAAGGGTGTTGGCATTCTGCCCAATGTGTTGAGCTTTACGCAGATTGGACAGCGCCGCTCTTTCATCCTCCAACTGTTGCTCCATTGGCTTGGTAAAGTGCTCGTCCAATATTCCTTTGTGCAATCTTCCCACTTGACCAATAGTCAGTGGTGGGCGCTTCTCCGATCCATATATCTTTGCGCGAGCCTTGTTAACTTGTTTCATTCCTTTTGGGCCTTCCCACATGTGACGAGGCACTACAATGCCTTTGACGTCACCGTGTCCTGTAGCAGGGAATAGGACGCGCTTAGGATTGCTAGTGGGTACCCACCTTTGGTCTTCAACGTCACCACCTTTGGCAAAGTTCTTGTCTCGCTTCATGACCATGATCTTGACGCGCAAAGCCGCCATGTTCTTAGGGTCGATAGATCCGCCCTTCTTCATGCCTTGAGGTTTCAGCGCCGCCAGAGTCTGACCTTGTGGGGTCATGGATAGCATATTGCCTTGAGGTGGCTGACCTTGTGGAGGCTGTCCTTGTTGTCCTTGTGGTGGCTGGCCTTGATCAGGTTGACCTTGCTGACCTTGAGGCTGGCCTTGTTGTTCTGGAGGCATCAACTGTTGCCCAGCCATTGCACTGTCTTGATCTATGCCACCAACTGGTAGTCCGCTACTATCTGATACTCCACCCACAGCAGGCATGCCCTTGCTCTTTGGGTCTGGGTTCATGTACATCTTGGGAGACATATCTAGAGCTTGATCTAGTCCAATCCCACTCATGAAGTCAGGGTTTTTGCGTTCGTTAAGCCTGATGCGCATCTGTGCCAATGAAGGGGTATCCATTTATTCTCCGTGTTCTTTATTGTAGTGATCCTGCAACTTCCAATGATATTCCAATACTTCTTTTGGATCGTCTCCAATGTGTGCCTTGATGGCTTTATTTAATCTCTTCCATGAGTTTGTATATCTCAATTTTAGATGCCTATTGGCATGACCGTTTACGGCATTGTCCAAATAGAGTTGCTGGTCCTTGGCATGTAAATCCAATATATTCTTTGGGATGTCCACAGGTCCACCCTCCGCAAATGCGTGGGCTAATCCACCCTTTGATTTAGTAATGTCATGCTCGTTGGTGTCATAGGTGCCACGATTGCCAATAGCTGACTTGATCTTGCGTGGGTCATATATGCCTAGGTTTCTAGTGCCAAGCTCATTCGTATAGAACGAATCATGCCCCATATCTTTGATGGCTCTTTGTGTATGCGGATGTTCTAACTCTTCAAAAGTTGAGTACGACAGATCTTTAATGTCTTTTGCGGATTGATGAGCTCTTGCTAACTCACTCTTTCGATTTTCGTGAATTTCTGGGTGGCTCGCATATTTTTTTGCCATATGCTCATTTATTGCCTTAAAATGTTCTGGCTTTCCAATATCGAATGGGTTCTTGACTTGTATATGCACTGGCATGACGTTGGCGCCAGAACGAGTTCCGATGTACTCCATATACTCCTTGTCATCCAACTTGATTGGATCACCCCATTCACCGTTGCTATGTTCACGCATAGCAAACTGATTGGCTGTATCTGGGCTTTGTGAGACAAAATGCACACGATTGGCGTCCTTAAACTTTCGTATGTTCCTGTTTGTTCCATGATACCAACGTCCCTTCTCAGCGCTTGGCTCAAGGAACTTTGCCTTGCCACCCTCCGCAAATCTCTTGGTCAGGCTTAGTCCAGCTCCACTGATCTGTGAGCTCGTGTTCTGGTTGTTTGGCTTGTATGCAGATCCCTCCAAGTATGGGCTGAGTGTTACGCTCTTGCTAAGTGGGAAGTCTACTGCCAGTCTTCCGCCAGCTCCAGTGCCATAGGCGTCTTTGCCACCTGATGCATTGAGGTGGATCTTGTCTAGTGCATCCCTAACCCGTTTCTCAATTGGGACTTCGTCCGACTCTCTGTCTAGGGCTTCAACAGACCTACCACCTTTTGCAAACATCTTGGGTAATGCTATGGCTGGTCTATGTTGGTCTCTGCCGTCCTCTAGAGTATAAGTCTCTGGTCTAACCATGTGATCAGTCTTCGCCATCTCTTTATGAAGTGCATCCAAGTATTCTTCGTGCGTCTTGCCTTTCAAATGCTTCTTCAAGTCCCACACGGGAGATACTCTAACCAATGATGACTTCTCGCCATTGGCTGTCAATGCTTGACTACGGTGCCTACCATTGTGGTGAACAATTCTGGGATCGCGCCAGCTTTTTAGTTTTTCTTCACTGCCGGGGATGATGGGCTCACCAATACCATTCTTGTGTATATCCAAATAAGGAACGTCTGAGAACTTACCTGCCGACCGCAAATACTTAACGGTAGCGTCTATCTCACTCTGAGGTGCTCCACTAGATGATAGTGGTGATGAATACCTCTCAAAGTCTGCTGGATTTATTACCGCCACCGCTGATTGCTTATCATCACCGAAGGCGCGTTTCAATGCCTGTAGCTCATACATGTTCTCAAGGTTAGGCACTTCATCTGCGGCGCGTTCAACTCTCTGTGCGCCATGTGTTCCTTGCTTTTTCAGCATGTACGCTTTGAGCTTGCTGATGTCGCCACCAGATGCAAAGCGAGGTAAGCCATGTTTCTTGATGTGGGCAACTATCTCTGGTGTCATGTGGAAGCCATGATGGGTTTTGATGCCTGTTGTGTGTTGCCCTAGAAAATGCTGACCAACACGTTCCTTCACTCCCATCCTCTTGAGGATGTCGTTAGCGACTGATGGCATTACTGTGTCGTAGTAGTGTTTAAGACCTTCCTCATTCCATCTCTTGGCTTGTTCGTCACCGTTAGTCCAAGTGACAGCATGGTGCCCCTTCTCTGCGGCCTCTTTGATGGCGTTGTGTAGTCCTAGCTTGGTCCAGTCCTCTGTGTTTTGAACGTAAGGGCCTGATGGTAGACCTTTGCTCTTCTTAGAAGATATTAAGCTCCGTATATCGTGTAGCTGTGCCCGTTCAGTATCCGACATTTGGTCAACAGGCTTCTTTTCTAACGCATACATTCTGTCGTAAGTCTCTTGCGGTACTGGCTTTTGAAAACCACGACTCCTACCTTGTTGTGCCCAGTCGGATTGTAGCTCCTCTATGTTGAGGGCTTTTTTATTTGGGTGGTAAGTAAATGGCATGTCGTTCATGCGCATATGTAGTACGCGGTTTATGTCGGCGGCGTTGTCTTGGTAGCCATGGCCCCCGTACACTATGTAGTCATCACCAGTGTGATTGTTGTGAGACAGCGTCATCTCCCTGTAGTTCTCACCACCGGGGAGTTGGTACTCATCAAATTGGCTTGGTGGCGTTTTCTTTAGCTTCTTTTGACGCTCAAAATCAAGGTCTTCCATCTCGTCATGCTCGTCAGATGTTAGGCGCCTTACATCACCCTCGTTACGCAACTCATAGAACCTCTCAAGTTTAGCTCTTGCTTTAGGGTCTGATGATTCGTATGCTCCGAACTTCTTAACCTTAATGCGTGGCGCATTGGCCTTCATATGCTTGACTATGGCCTCTTTGCTGGCATTTGCTTGTTGGGGTAGCCAGTCGAACGTACCAGAGGCGTGTGCCTCCTTCTTGGCGTTCTTAGGGGCATTGGCATGTAGCCAGCTCATCCACTGTTCGCCTGACATTGAGCCTAGCTTATGGGAGTTGACAGTATCAGCTAGTGGTGATGTCCACTTGACAGTGTCTTCACCCAATGGTTCAGCGTTGATGGCACCACCATCAGCTTTGGACATGTCATCCTCTTTAGGATCGTATGTGCCACGGTTGCCAGTGGCTGACTTGACTTGGTGAGGGTGTAATGCAATCCAAGCGTCTTGTTCTTTAAACTCATTGCCGCCGGGTGCTGATTTGTCATGCTTGATAACAACGCCATCCATACCTCTGCTGATCAGCCATTTGCGATACGCATCCACTTCAGGCTTACCTATCATACGTCCATCATCCACACCATTGTGATGTTCCCTTGCGTGTTTAGCCATCTTCTGAAATGTAGTGTAGAACGGGTTTTTGATTGATGCATGGACTGGATAAATAGCACTTCCCTCACGCGCCCCAGAGTACATCTCGGCACCACCTTTGCCGGGGTTGGTGCTGAACCAACTACCCATAGTGTCAATTGAAGGGTTGCGGAACTTGGTAGTGAACTGTCTATCAAACTTGTGGATGTCACCTATGCCATGCGGACTCTCGGGACGCACTTGAGTGCCGTGATACAGCTTGGGCGCAACACTACCTTCAAGGAACTTATCCAGATTAGCTTTGCGCTCGTGTTTAGGGATGGCAGGCTTGGTAGCGCCTTTGTCCATTAGATACAGTCTCATCTCGTCAGGTGTCATGATCTTATTATCCTATAACTTTCAGGCTTCACGCAACTCGGCTTGCTTCTTACGCCATCTGAGCCACTCACGCAGTTGTTGCACGGCATGCTGTTCCCATATCTCTGTGGTGTCGCGTACGTTTATCTCGAAGGCGTTATTGTTGACTGAGATGGTTACTCCGTCAAGGTGCAATAGTTTGGTGTAGCTATCGTTCAATCCGTCCTCACTTAAAGACCACACTCACTGTAAGGAATACTAATCTGATTAGTATTCCCTACGCTGAGTAGGGGTTTTCTCTATGCCTTGCATTATAGATATCAGCGTCTGTTATATCCTCTTGCAGTATCTCATCCCGTGGTGGTGCGTCTATGCTAATCCACCCTGCGTCACGCAGGTAGCGCAGTCCTTGGCTGATGCAGTCCACGAACTCATCGTGCTCCGTCCCTTCAGGGAATGAGCAGATCTGGCTGACCATGCCTTCAGCCCAGTCGCGGACGAATCCTTTGTTCTTGCTGGACTCAGGCACCCAGACTCGCCCTGCCTTAATAATGTTCGCCACGATCGATAGCCGCTGGATCTTGTCAGCTCTGCCGGGGTTATACGCATGCACTGGTATGTGGGCTCGCTGTAAGTCTTGGATGAGGGATATGCCTGCGCTCTTGTCTTCCACCAGCACTAGGTCAACGAGCTTGCGGTCTCGCCCCTCGCCATAGACTACCTCGTACTCACTGATCACCTTGGGGCGTAGATCAGGGTATTGTAGATGCTCTTGCCAGCAGTCTAGGATTAGTACTGTCATACCACCATCCATAGGCTTGAACACGCCGAAGGTGATCGAGCCTGTAGGATCGTTGTAGGTCTTATCTGAGGTTGCGCAGTCGTATGACTGGATGATGTACTCGAACTTAGGGAATGGTTTGCCGTCTGGCCACATCCTGAACCACTCACGCTTAACGATACCCGATGACTCTGGGTCTATCATCTCTGCGTAGATCTCCTGCTGGCCTAGCTTAGTACCTTCGTACTGTAGGATCTGCTTACGGAAGGACGGCGCTAGGTTCTCAAGGTTAACGTGGGTGGATGCCTTGGTGACAATGACGTCATCGCCCTCACGCCCCAGTAGATCCATGATCAGCGCTTTAGGTTTGGGTGTGGTGGAGACTATGACTCGTGTGCGTGTGCCCAGCCTGATACCAAACTGGATCATGTCCCAACTCTCTTGGATGTAGTCCCATG